CAACGAGGCGCGGGGGGGGGGGGGGGGGGGTACCACCCAAAACCACCATAAAGAGTAATAAAAATGCAAAACACCGTCACAGGAAGGAGACACAAAAATGGCACAAACACCTATTCACCCAATCGCAGCCGCAGCACAGCACCTAGCACAAGCTAACGTCTCCTTCATCCCAACCCGCGCAGACACCAGCAAAGGCCCCGCCGTCGCCTGGAAAGAGTTCCAGTCACGCAAACCAACCCTAGCGGATCAGACAAAATGGTTCGGTACGGAAAACCCGCGCAACTACGGTGTAGCAGTCGTAACTGGTCGAGTCTCAGGCAACCTTGAGATGACCGAAATCGAAGGGAAAATAGCCGACCGGATACCCGAAATTACGAAGGCTTTCGTGGCTGCTGGTGAGCGCGCCCTGTGGCAGCGTCTCATGACCTCCTGGGTCGAACAATCACCCACCGGCGGCATGCACTGGATATACCGCCTCGACGGAGAAAACGTACCAGGAAACACAAAAATTGCGACCAATGCTGACGGTGAAGTACTCGCTGAAACCCGTGGTGAAGGCGGCTACTTCGTAGCAGCACCCACAGACGGCACACACCACTCCACCGGCCAAGGCTGGGTAGCACTCGGCCTGCCGGCAGCATGCACCACCCTAACCGTTACTGAACGTGAAACTTTTCACCGTATCCTCCGTGAAACCTTCCACGAAGGCACAGAGACACCAAAACCTGCCCAGGCAGGTAATAATCATACCCAAGACGCACGAAAGACCTTCCCAGCCGCTATAGAAAGCTCGCAGGCGGGTGTTATGAACCTGGGGGTGAAACCTGGTGACGAATTCGAGACTAAAACTGACTGGGCTGACATTCTCACCCCGCACGGCTGGTCTCTACACTCAACCCAGGCAGACGGAACCAGGTTCTGGGTACGCCCAGGCAAAAACCCGCGCGACGGGCACTCAGCCTCCACCGGCCACGCAGATGACCGAGACCGCCTCTACGTCTTCTCCTCCTCCGTCCAAGAGTTCGACACCGACACCCCATACACAAAATTCAAAGCATACTCGATCCTCAACCACGGAGGCGACGACACCAAAGCAGCAAAACACCTTGCCGCAAACGGATTCGGAACCCCCACAACACTCAATATCAGCCTAGACGACATGCTAGGCACCAGCACAACAGGAGGCCAACAATGGCAGCAGAAGGACAAATCGTCAACCCAGTACCACAACCAAAACCAGCAACCCACCTCGCCGAGCTCTGCAGAGTCCACGGCCCCATCACCGGGTACCGGAACATCTCAGGTGACATCTGGGCAGTCAGATTCCAAGACGGCGCCCAGCACGTCCAGAAAAAGCAATAACCTAGAAATCCCCGCATACACCGAGTTCGCGTTCACCCAGGCGTTCATCGCTGAGCATGGTAAAAACATTCGCTACAACACTGACCGAGGCCGCTTCTACTACTGGGGTGGCAAACGGTGGGTACCTCAACCGGACACGGGCGGTATCATCAAGCAGCACGCTTTAGCGTTCGCCGCGCAGCTCCCTGATGAAGACGATGCAGCGCTCAAGCGTTTGAAGGCGTCCATGCTGTCGAATCGTGGTGTTACTGCGGCACTGAATCTGTTGAAGGTTGATCCGAGGGTTGCGTGCACGTCTGACGATTTTGATACGAGGCCTTGGGAGTTGAATACTCCTGCTGGCATTGTTGATTTGCGGACAGGTAGTGTTCGGGCGCATGACCCGGCGATGATGCACTCAAAAATCACCACTGTAGCCCCTGTAGCCGCCGCTGAGGCACCTATATGGTCTAGGTTCTTGCAGACTACATTCAATGCAGATTCGGCGCTTATAGGGTACATGCAGCGTCTTCTAGGGTATTCCGCAACCGGTGCTATCCGTGAGCATGTTTTCGCTTTCGCCTATGGCACCGGCGGAAACGGTAAATCAGTTTTCTATGACGCCTGTGTAGACGTCCTCGGAGACTACGCAACGGTCATGCCCGCAGGATTCCTCATGAAAAAGTCATATCAAGAGCACTCTACCGAACTGGCAGACCTCAAGGGCATGCGCCTTGTGGTTGGTTCGGAAATTAACCAGGGAGAAAAATTCGACGAGGCTAAGTTGAAGTCTTTGACTGGTGGTGACCGGATCAAGGCGCGACATATGCATCAGGACTTCTTCACGTTCACGCCGACGCATCATCTGCATTTGATGGGTAACCATTTGCCGCAGGTTGAGGCTGGCGGGGATTCTATCTGGCGGCGTATGAACCAGATACCGTTTGTGCATACTGTCCCTGCTGAGGAGAGGAACGAGCGGCTGCCTGAGCAGTTGCGTACTGAGGAGGCTGGGCAGATTCTGGCTTGGATTATTGAGGGGGCGAAGATGTATCACCAGGACGGATTACAGGCACCGGAGGCTGTGCGGGCTGCTACTGCGGCTTATGCGCAGAGTCAGGATACGGTGGGTGAGTTCTTGAGTCAGGAGTGCACGATGTATCCCGGTAACGAGTTCTATACGGCTTCTGTGAAGCAGTTTCGTATGGAGTATGAGGCTTGGTGTCAGGGTGAGGGTGTTAGCCCGCTCAAGGGGCGTTCTTTGACTGCTGCGCTTGCTTCTCATGGTGTTCTTGTGGGTAGGAATGCTCCGAGGGCTGGGAATGGGAATGATCGTGTCTATGGTGGGGTTAGGTTGAATTCTCATGAGGAGAGTTTGGGTAATTCCCCGTGGCAGTGACACAAAGTGACACAAAGTGACACAAGTTTAGAAGTTGTGTCACTGAGTAAAAAGCCTAGTCAGTATGGTTTTTGAACAGTCTCAGTGACACAAGTGACACAACTTCAGTATATAACTCTTAATGTGCGCGCCTACACGCGCACACGATAAGAGATTTTTTTTAAAAACGTGTCACTGTGTCACTGAAAACCCCAAAAACAGTATCTGACTAGGTGTTATGTCAGTGACACAAGGGAAAAAAGTTGTGTCACTAACCTTAAAGAAACCTGGGAATCAAGAACTATTCTCAAAACAGAAGGAACCGCAATGACAAACGACAACTACCTACTAGTCCACGCACGAGAAACATTCAGAACCACGCTGACCCCCGACGCAAAGCTCTTATATATGGCTATGATCGCCACGAAGAGTGGAGAAGCATTCTACTGGCATGACTCAGAGTTCCAAACCCTCACCGGGCTAGAGAAAGAACAACTCGACCTAGCCCTCTACGAACTCGCAGGGGTCACTAGCACCCACCACCTGGTAGACATCTGTGAAGACGGCGACCTAGAAACATACATCCAATTCACCAAACTATAAAACGAAGGGACAGAGCAATGAGTACAACAATCAACCAGAATATTAGAGCAGACATCGAAAAAATCATTGGGCAAGAATTCCCCGGCCATGAACTAGTAGTCCTAACTACCAGAGTCAAGGACAAGAAAATCGTCTCCGTCGAAGCCGGGGTCATCAACGACAAAGAACAGATAGCCGTCTTCATCGACGCATACTTCGATAACGGGCTACGCGACCTAGACAGCTGGCTAGTCACCGAAACAAACTACAAGCTAAGGAATAACTAAGGCTATGAACATCCAAACACTGGCTGCAGCGTTCGATATTGTTATCGACCTGGATAAAAGGCCACACGGTTACATGCCCCTCAACATGGCGACAGTCAGGCTAGGGTTGATCTACTTAGCGAACTATGCATACACCTTAGAGCGCGGCAGAACACTTGTAATGCTCGATCTGGAACACATGAAAAACTTCCTTGACGTGACCGGAACTGTTGTTGCGGAGATTCTCGACTGCCTAGAAGGTAACGGGCTAATCGAAAAGACATACGCGAACCTATGCCAGGTAGCAAAGAGCGAATACTATGTGCTCTTCTAGGAGGAACTCATGAAACTAATATCCGAACGAGTCAAAAAGCTACTGAATAAAGAAGCCCCAGGGGCGACACTCAAAAACTATAGGCTCAACAAAACGCCACTAGGGTATTCCGTCAAAATCCATGCAGTACATGATACGCACAACATAGTAATCTACGCGTACCTCAACAAGCACGGGTACCAAATTATCCAGATAACCAATACAAACGTTGCAAAGATAGGAGCAGAAATGAAGGAAGCACTACGACAGAAAGCCTGGGAAGCGCAAGTTGATATTGCGAAACGACAAGACCCATATTTGCCCATAAGTAAAGCAGCTACACGGCTAGCACTGCTTTACCTCGTAAACGAATCGTATTTCCCCAAAGAAGGAAAATCTCAAGTTGAAGTACATAAGGAAAACCTGTGCCAATTCTTAGGTGTAACAGACTACACCCTAGAAGAAATCCTGTACTGTCTAGAGCTGAATGGGCACATCACAAAAATATCTACTAAACCTGAATACCGGATCAACCTGTGAAAAAACGACCAGTACAAGACCCGATAATCCAGGCGCCAGAATACCCGCCAGGCAGCCCACAATGGGTAACCAAAGAACTAGCCAACACACCAAACAGCACCCAGTCAAGACAAGCACACATCAACCACTGCAAACAATGCGGCCACCTGATCCTAACCGGCCTCGACGGAGACCACACAGCAGGCCCCGCACAAGCAGAACCAACCACCCTAGACTGGGTACAACAAAACATCCACCACGCCACAGGCAGGAGACTCTACCTCATAGACCAAACAGAAACCTCATACCACCTCAACATCATTCACGACCCAAACCCACACCAATGGCTAAAAATCGTTCCGCAGCACATTTGTGGAAGACCAGCCACCGGTGAACCACTATTCAAAAATGAGACAGGAGAAACAGACAATGAGCAGCCACCGTTCTAAACCAGCACACTACGAAGAAACCATCCTCGGCATCAAACTTGATGAAATCATCGGGGAACTACCGTACTGGCTCGGCGCAGCATTCAAATACGTTTGGCGTGCAGAAAAGAAAAACGGTGCAGAAGACATCATCAAAGCACTAGACGTCACCACACGCGCAGAAGGCAAGGCGGGCTAGAACTAACCAACCATGTAGCTAACTGTTTCAGAAGTCTAGCAGCTCTACGACATGAATATGATCTGCGGCAACACTGCATCGGCCGCTACCCGTCCGGGCACTACTATGGGCAGGAGAATACATGAACCTATCCGAAGAGACACGAGAAAATAACGATTTCTTCCTCTACCGCAGCCTGTCACGATACCTCGTGCAGCTCCACTGGGAAGAGAAAAAAGAAGTACCGTCCCTAAATGAGGAAGGAAACTAAAAAATGGGGTCATTCACGCTACGTATCGACGCAACCGAAGCACAAAAATACCGCGCAAACTATTGGGACTTCACACTAACAGGTGAACTCGTAGACAACGCACACCAAATCCAAAAAGCAAAAATTAATGCACGACTCACCATCGACCGTGACGCCCCAACCCCAAAATACCTAGTCTCATGGGTGACAGTATCCCGCGATAAAAACCGTGAAGTACAGACAGTCCCCGGGCTACTCGCAGAATCACAAACAGCGCTCGGCAACCTCCTAAAAATCCGTGTCTGCTCCGCGCTCGGAGTGATGATTACCCCGCACTACTTCATCAACCCAGACATGGTAGACACAAAATTCAGTAAATACCTAGAAGCACTACTCGAAGCAACAGACGAGGAACTAGATACTGTCGTCCAGTTCAAAGAAAAATCTGACACCATGTCCCTATTCGCGGAAATAACCGAAGAAATGGGCACCATCGCCAATGAGTGGAAACACCGGTTTCCACAGTTTGCCCACAAGATAGCTAACCAGGACGGAGAAGAAAAATGAGGATCGGAGCACCCATAGAAGTAGAAGTAACCCCAGAAGGCGAATTTGCAAAACTAATCTGGGAACGCTGGCTACCCCTCGGACAGAAAACATTCCTCTCCACCAATAAACAATCAGCCTCCCACTGGACAACACGATCCAAAAACGCGAAAGCCTGGCGGCAAGCCGCAAACGACGACGCCAAACAGCAAGGCAACCCGCTACCCACCGGGCTAGACTACGCAACCATAGACGCATGGGTCTACAAGACCAGGGCAGGCAGATACGACCCCGCAAACCTCTACCCCTGCCTAAAAGCAATTATCGACGGGTACGTAGACGCCGGGCTAACCGAAGACGACAACTATAAGCACCTCGACGGCCCACACCTACACCACGGCGGATTCACCAAAGAAAACCCAGGAATCCTAATACGGATCACCTGGCAGAACCCCAACGAACGCCCAAAAACCCCGCAACCACACTCAACAATCAGCAAGGAATAACGATGCAAACCCTAGAAACACTCATACACGAATTCACCAGAAGCCACCTCACCCGCTACCACACCCCAGGAAAGGACGAATACCACAAACAAATCTCCCTCCTAGAACAACTCGAAAACCTCAAAACCGAACGCAGAACCACCTCAGGAGGCACAAGAGGCGGCGGGTCATGCATCCCCCTCAACCAGAACGCAACCCTAATCCAAGCTACCATCGAACACACCATCCGGTACCAGCTCGGACGCATCAACCTAGACGCGCTACTGCAGCCGCTACCTCAACGACTCGAAACCTGGGCAAACAGCATCGACGAAACGGAAGCACGAGACACGCTCACCCACTGGAAAGAAGCAATCCTCGCACTAACCGACGTGCTAGTCCCCATCGACGTGTACTGCCCCGCCTGCGGAATACACTCCGTAAACATAACCAGCGACGGGGAAACCAGGCGGCAGAACGCGATCATCATCAACACCCGCACCGAAACAGCCTCATGCCTCCACTGCCTTACCTCATGGGTAGGTATGGAGACGTGGGAGCCGCTAAAACAAGCCGCAGCACCAAGAAAGCAGGCAGCATAATGCGACTCGATTCATGGAAAAAATACAACCCGCACCGAATGGATATTGTGGGTGCACCAATGAGTCCGTCCCAAATATCACCGCGTCTTGACGGTTCATCCGTCTACAAATACGGGTGCTGGTGCAAATACTGCGACTGGCAAAGTTGCTGGTACGGCACCTGGGAAGAAGCTATGCGCGCTGCCTTACAGCATTGGAAAGAAGCTATATTATTCCAATGGCCCACCAAAAAGGAACGTCACATACTAGACGCTGCAGGAATATTCGCCACACCAGAATCAACCAACGTGAACAACGACGCAATATCCCTCGAATGTCAGCAATGCGGGTGGGGGAAACTAACCGTATATGGTGCAGCCCTCGAACCAAAACTTTACGGGGCAAACCTCTACGGAGAAATCATATCCTCTCACCTTTGGGTGCGACACAGGAAAGAGTTGAACCTACCGTCCATATAGGGTACAATGGGTACAGCGCATTTAGTGCGCCAAAAAACATGTAGATACTGTTGTCTTATCTGTCTCTGCATCATAAGGTTCTCATACAAAAATAGAAGCCACCTACAACGCATATTAGGAGGCTTCTATTTTTTGTATACAAACAAAGAACCACCGCCAAAAATCTGGGGAGAATAACACAGGCGGCAAAGAATAGTTAGTCACACGCACCACACACCCTACCGTATAAAACGTCGGCAAGGGTGTGTGGTGCACTAAAACCCCAGCACAAGCAAACCACATGAAAGCCCGCGTGAAGGGAGGGTACCGCATGAAATCGGATAAACCACGTTGCGGCGCGAAAACCCGCTCTGGCGGCACATGCCAGAAATTCCCGCTACTAGGTGGTAAGCGTTGCGCTAAACACGGCGGTGGTGCCCCTCAGGTGCGCCGCAAAAACAAGCAGAGGCTAGAACGGTACGCTGTAGAAAAGAAAGTCGCCCGCGAAGTCCAGGCGCTCAGTGTAGACGCCATAGACGGTGTAACCGACCCCCTGGCTGAGCTGCAGCGGCTCACCACCGAGGCGATCCATTTCAAAGACGCACTAGGCGGAATGGTAAACGACCTAGAAAAAGACATCTCAACATACAGCAGTGACGGTGTTGAGCATGCCCGCACCGTCATAGACCTTTACGGTGCCGCAATGGATCGCACCGCAAAATTCCTAGAAGTCGCCATGCGGCACGACATCGCAGGCAAACTAGCCGCAATCGAAGAAGCAAAAGCCGTCGCTGTTGGTGCAGTACTCATGCGCACACTCAACGCGCTAAACCTGCCACCAGAACAAATAGAGAAAGCACACAAAATCATGGTCGCCGAATTCCGCAAACAAGAGCTAGAAGCGGCAGACGAATAACAAACAAATGGGTGGGTGGTTGGTATGGGTAGCGGATTCTGGGGGCACCTCGCAGACATATTCGCACCACGCGAAACACCATACAAAACACCCGGCGAACTAGCCATAGACCTAGACCCGCAAACAGTGCAAACCCCCGCACTAGACCTCATAGACCGCAAACTCGTTGAAGCCTTCAACACACCCGACTCACGACTCATAATCTCCATGCCACCCCAAGAAGGGAAATCGCAGAGAGCATCACGCAGATTCGTAGAATGGGTGCTATCCCAACGACCAAACACCCGCGTCGTCATAGCCTCATACCAGAAAGAAATCGCCACCGAATGGGCAGGCACCATCCGCGACGACATCCGCATGCACTCAGACAAACTCAGAATCAAAGTACGCGGCGGCTCAGCAGCCAAACACTTCTGGAAACTCCAAGGACACGACGGGTACGTATACGCGACCGGTGTAGGCGGCTCCATGACCGGCAAACCCGCAGACCTCATGCTCATAGACGACCCCGTGCGCGGGCTAAAAGACGCCGAATCCCCCGCAAAACAGGCAGAAGCATGGAAATGGTGGACAGGCACCGTATCCGCACGTCTAGCACCCGGCGCACCAGTAATCCTGATCCTAACCCGCTGGCACGACGCAGACCTAGCAGGGCAGCTCATGGAAAAACTACCCGGCGAATGGGAATTCCTCAGAATCCCAGCACAAGCAGACCACAAACCAGAACTAGGAGAAACCGACCCGCTAGGCAGGGAACCCGGCGAATTCATGGTCTCAGCACGCGGACGCTCACAAAAAAACTGGGAAAAACGCAAAAGAGAAGCAGGCCCCAAAGCATGGGCAGCCCTCTACCAAGGCGTACCATCCCCAGACGAAGGAGGAATCTTCCCACCCAAATGGGCAGAATACCAGCAGCCACTATGGGTAAAACAACCCAACGGCACACACCTCATAACCAACCTCACAGAAGACAGTGAACTAGCCCAATCCTGGGACATGACCTTCAAAGCAACCGACAGCAGCGACTACGTTGTCGGGCAAGTATGGTTACGAACCGGTGCGAAATGCTACCTCCTCGACCAAATACGAGAACGCATGAACTTCACAGACACTGTTGAAGCAGTCCGCACAATGACAGCGAAATGGCCGCAAACCGGAGCAAAATTCGTAGAAGACAAAGCCAACGGGACAGCAGTCATCAACACGCTACAAACCGAAATACCCGGAATAATCCCCGTCACACCAGACGGCGGGAAAGTAGTAAGAGCAAACGCGGTAGCACCAGCAGCATGGTCTGGAAACATCATCCTCCCATCACCCACACTACTACCCAACGTCGGTGAACTCCTAGAAGAAGCGAAACTATTCCCCGCATCCTCACACGACGACACCATAGACGCCCTAACACAAGCCGTAAACCAGCTCCTACTAAACCCAATAATGCAGCAGCAGACTTACGACGCCGAAGAATGGGCAGACGACGGGTACCAGATCGGATACACCTACTAGAACAGAATGGTGGTGAAACACATTTTGGGAATACGCGACATCATCAGCGAAGCACGCGACCGGGCAGCAACCATGCTCAACCCGCAAGCAAACGCTGAAATCCGTGCACTAAAAGCAGGCACCGCCAGGCTCCAAGAATCGTTCGCAGACCTAGAACGCCGCGCACGAGAAGACCAAACATGGCGCACCCTAACCTCAAACCAGCGAAGCGAATTCAGCCTAGACGGCGTGAAACGCAACGCAGACATATGCCGCCTGCTCTCCGTCGCTGACCCTCTCGCAAAACGTGGCCTAGCAGTCCGTGCAGGGTACGTTTTCGGGCAGGGCATGGGTATAACCGCCAAAGCTGGGAAAGATGCTACACAAGACATCAACGAGGTTGTGCAACGGTTCTGGGACGACCCAAAGAACCGTGCCTCCTTCACCGGGCATCAGGCGCAGCACAGGCTAGAGCACGCGCAATCCACTGACGGTAACATTCTGTTCGCGCTCTTCACCGAACCCAGGACAGGGCGGGTCATTGTCCGCACAATCCCACTCAACGAGATTACAGACGTCATCACCAACCCCGAAGACAGTCAAGACGTGTGGTTTTACAGGCGCACCTGGACTGACAGGGGCATCATCAACGGTGCCGTCGTGTCAACCCGCAAAGAGGCGCTGTACCCGGCTCTGGGGCACCGCCCAAAGGTGAAGCAAGGCAGTATCGGTGGCGTGCCTGTTGAGTGGTTCGCGCCCATCTACCACCAGGCAGCAGGGAACCCAGACGGTTGGCGTTGGGGTGTGCCAGACCTGTACGCTGCTGTGCCGTGGGTGCGCGCCTACAAAACCTATTTGGAAGACTGGGCAAGGCTCATGCGTGCACTAGCTCGCATCTCGCACCGTGTCACCGGCAAAAACAATAAGGCCGTCATGGAGGCACGCGCCGCACTACAGGCCGCATCCCTATCACCAACACCAGGTGTCATAGGAACCACTGATGCGACCGTGGAAGCAATGCCTAAAACCGGTGCCACCATCGACGCTGAATCAGGAAAGCCTCTAGCCGCAATGATCGCCGCAGGAATCGGCATCCCTGTAACCATGCTCCTAGCAGACCCCGGACAAACCGGGGCACGCGCCGTCGCAGAAACCCTAGACAGGCCAATGGAACTAGAAATGATGGGGCGACGCGAACTATGGACGGAAACTTACCGGGCAATCCTAAACCACGTCATCGACGCGGCAGTACTCGCACCACAAGGCCCACTCAAAGGGATGCTAACAACCGCCTACGACGGGCAGCAAACCATTGAACTGGCAGGCGACACGCCACGCACACTAGTTTTCCACTGGGACGACCTCACCAAAACCAGCACCAAAGAGCTGTTAGAGTCAATCGAAACCGCTAACAGTATGGGAGTAATCCCATACGAGCAAATAGCTCTACTAACTCTACGGGCGCTCGGCGTGCGAGACCCAGACGAAATAATCGACAGCATGCGAGACGACACCGGAGCCTTCATCCCCGCTAACGCCTCGCTCGGTGAAGCGCTCATAAACGCAGCCTACAGAGGCGGTAACCCATGACCGTAACAAACAATGTTGCAGCCCTGGCACGTGAACTCAGAAGAGTCACAGACAACATGCTAAACCTCCCAGAGGTAGAACTAGCCAGGTCATGGGCAAACGCCTGGGATGCCGTCGAGCAAGACATCACAGGCGCGTTAAAAGAACTAGCGGCAGCCGCAGACGGAAAACGTGTGCCAGCCTGGAAAATCGGGCAAAACCAGCGGATCGTCAACGCGTTAGAGACACTCAGTGAAGGGATGCAAGAAGCCTTAGGGGAATTCGCCTCCACCATCCAAGACGTCACACTACCCAACCTCCTAGAACAGGTAGACGAGATGCAAAAAAGGATGGCACGGGCGCAACTCCCGTTAGGTGCAGCAGTCGGGTACACGTTCACCCAAGCAGCCAAAACAGCTATAACAGCTATCGTCCGCCGTGTCACCGAACAAATAGTATCCCCACTACTGGAACTACCCGCAATGGTAGACCAGGCTATGCGGCATGAACTCGTGCGCGGTGTCATCCTCGGCGAAAACCCAAACAAGGTAGCAGCCCGCATCATCCAAGCAACAAAAGACCAGTTCACCGGTGGGTACAACCGGGCAACCGTGATAACCAGAACAGAAATGCACGACGCGCAACGCTCTGCAGCCCAAGCATTCGAGGAAGCAAACAGCGACATCATATCCGGGTGGGTATGGGTCGCTGCCCTCGATAAACGCACCTGCAGATCATGCATCGCAATGCACGGGACAGTACATAAGCCCAGCGAGCAGCTGATAGACCACCACCGTGGCCGGTGTGTCCGTGCCCCACTCGTGCGGCCACTCAAAGAACTAGGCATACGCGGCAGCGTAGACGACACACCAATGCAGACCGGTGAGGAATGGTTCAACACCCTACCAGAGGATGAAAAACTCAAAACCCTGTCAGGTGGTGCCAAGAACTCTGCATCTGCTCGGAATGTACTCACCGCTCTAGAAAATGGTGACCTCAAGTTCAGCGACCTATCCTCACTCAAAAAACATGAAGGATGGAGGAAAGCGCGACACGCGACCACATTCAAAGAGCTAGAAAAGAAAGCAGCAAGAAATGCTTCTTAAAGAATCATTCGAGACCATAACTGATTTGACTGGGCGGCGACTCAAAATCACTGTGATTACCCCCGGCCAAGGGTCAAGCGGGTACTACCCAGCCGAGGTTATCGCCCAGGCGGTGAACCTGATCGGGCAGCCAGGCAACCCAACACCCATGTACATCAACCACGCTACCGACGCTGAGCGCTGGGAACGCCCAGAAGGCGACCTAGAAGCCCTCGCAGGGGTTATCAGTAGCCCTCCGACCGTAAACCCGGTGACAGGCGCGCTAGAAGCCGAAGCTAAGGTATTCGAGTCACACCGCCAATTCATTCTAGACCGCAAAGACATCATCGGTGTCTCAATCAACGGTTCAGCAGTAAAAGACGGTGACACCGTAAAAGAAATAACCCGCATCGATTCCGTGGACTTCGTAACCAAAGCAGGACGAGGCGGAAAAATTGATGCGGTACTAGAATCAGCCACCCACCAAAAGGAAGAGAGCAAAAACATGGCAGACACTAACCAGCCTGTCGAAGACCTCAACGAGATTGAAGAGCGAGAGGTCGAAGCCTGCGCCGAAGCCGACAGCACTAAACAGAAACCAGCTGCAACGGCACCTGACAAGCTGACCGCACCAACTTCGGCTGAGGCTAAAGACGCTGAGATTGAGCGGCTCAAGAAAGAAATTGAGGCACTCAAAGCAGAACTAGAGAAGACCCAAGAGTCAGCTAAACGCGCGCAGGTAGAAGCCGCTGTCGAGGCAGCCTTCACCGGTATTGACGCGCCGCGTGCGAAAGCCCGCCTCATTGAGGCAGGTATGCGCACCGACCTGTCCGTATTTGAGTCCGAGCTAACCGAATCCGTCAAAGAATTTACCCCCGTGTCCCCAGTTAAAGACATGGGGGGCGACCGGCTCGCAGAAGCAGCCGCACCCACATACACCCCGACCGATGTCCTGAAAGAACTCCGAGGAGCATAAACATGGCTAAGAACCTGGCATACCCAAACGCAGACCACATCGCACTCACCGCAGATAAGGAATACAAGTCCGGTGCACCCGTCCGCATCGGCTCAATCTGTGGTGTGGCAGTCACCGACGGCAAACAAGGCAAACGTTTCACCGTCCACCGTAACGGATCATGGCGTATCCCCGTCATCGAAAAGGTAGAGCAGGGCGAACCCGTCTACATCACCACCGACGGCAAACTCACCAAAATCAAGGGCACTAACAAACTCTTCGGTGTGTGCCTGCTCGGAAACACCGCAGCAAACGGTGACGCAGAAGTCCACCCCGCAGAAATCGCACTCGACTAAGACAAGGAGCAAATAAGAAACTATGGCAACCATGTTTATGGATACTGAACATCTCGCAGACAACGGTGTAAACGCCCGTGTCGTTGAGGCAGCCCGCATCTTCCGCAAGGGCATGACCGGAAGCTACTCGGATCAGGCGCGCCTACAGGAAGCGCTCTCAACCTCTGATTTCCCTGCCCTGCTCGGACAGGCACTCGAATTCGAGGTACTCGACCTCTTCCGCTCCTACACGAAGGCTTGGGAAGGCGTCGCAGACACCACCACCGTATCTGATTTCCGCCCCAAATCGTTGCGCGGCCTCTACGGCACAATCGACTACCTGCCCATCAACGAGGCAGAAGAGTACAAGGCCGCATCATTGGCTGAGACCGAACACAAAATCAACGTGGAAACATACGGTCGCCTGTTCAAGTTCACCCGTCAAATGAAGATTAACAAGGACTGGGACCTCCTCGCACGCATCCCTGAGCATCTCGCTAAGGGCGCGGCCATGAAGGAAGACCAGGCAGTGTTCGGTGCACTAACGGGTGCAAACGGTGTAAACCGTGAGTTCTTCAAGGACGCTTACGCACCCGACAACAAGCCGCTGACCGCTGAAAACCTCATGGCAGCATACAGTACCCTTGCGCAGCGTAAGGGTCTGGATGATGGTACTGCGGACATTAGCAAGCTCGTGCTTGTCGTCCCGCGCGCCCTAGAAATGGCTGCACGCCGAATCCTCGAAGCAGAATACATTGACGTTACCGAGGGCAAGGTAAAGACCCGTGAGACTAACATTCTCAAGGGTCTGTTCACCTTGAAGGTTGTGGATATTCTGACTCGCCTCGACAAGTCAGCTACCGCTAACACCACCTGGTACATTCTGCCTGCTGCAGGCTCCGCGAACCCCGCACTTATCAAGGCATCCCTACAGGGCTATGAACAGCCTGACCTGCGTGTCGAATCAGCTGCAGGCCGCTCCATCAGCGGCGCAGACATCGCACCTGAGGAAGGCAGCTTCATTGACGACACGATCAGCTACCGTGGCCGCCACGAAGTAGGCGCAGCAACCCTGTTCCCGTTCGCAGCCTACGCATCCACCGGAGCATAAAAAGGCTCGGTAACCCAGCCGCTGTTTTAGAAAGGGATTCACGTTGAGTACACAAGAAATTATTTACCAGATTCGCTTGCTCATTAACGACCTGCCACCTAAAACAGCGGCAGGGGAACCGTCACCTCTCAACCCCACTGAGAGCTGCATCTTCTCCGACCGAGACCTAGAGGTACTCTACAACCTCGAAGCCTCCTACATTGAACGTGTGAAGGTGAAACGTGCCGCAGCACGCGCACTCCGCCGCATGGCAACCGACGAGGTTATCCTCTCCAAAAAGATAACCACTCAAGACCTCTCCGTAGACGGGCCAGCTGTTTCATCCGCGCTCCTAGAACAGGCAGACAAGCTAGACGCCGAAGCCGATAGAGACGCTGGCGAAGCAGCAGGTGTCGGCGCGTTCTGGCAGACACTAGACCAGCTAGATAACCAGACAGAAGGCGAAGAGCGAAGGAGCGCAAGTTTCTATGGCTCGATATGGTGATAAACAGCGCATCATCCCACCACATTGGGGGCAGCGACTCCAACCGCTCATTGAAACGGGAATGACAAGCGAATGCGAAATCATCGCACCAGGCAAACCGCCCAGGGACAACCCACTATCTGGGGCTACCCCAACGGTCATGTACTCCGACATTCCGTGCCGTGTGCAACAGCAGAACCGTTTCACAAACGGGGCAACACCGACCGGGCAAGACTCCACACGCAGGGACTACCTGGTGCAGATTCCCGCCCGCATAGGGCAGCTGCACGAAGGCATGACCGGTTGGATAATCCGTGTCACCAAGACAGACGACGCGGGGATGCTGGGGAGGCAATTCAAAATCAAGCAGGAGCTGCACGGCTCCGAGATAGGGGCACGAGACCTCATATGTGAGGACTCACAGACCCAAAACGGGCGGTGACAGCATGGAAGCAGACATGAGTGAACTCCTCAACCTGAGTGTCTCCCTGGCTGCAGCGTCTATCCCAGCTACTGACCGTGTGCTCGCTCGTGGGGCAGCACAGATAACGGCGACAGCGAAGCAGATAGCACCAGTAGACACCGGGTATATGCGCTCCTCCATCACACCCAAACGGGTAAACCATATGGAGCACGCGATCATCAGTCAAGCAAACTATAGCGGGTTTGTTGAGAACGGTACCGTGCACATGAGACCGCGCCCATTCATGCGGCCAGCACTCGACAAGCACCTGCCGAGTATCGCAGACGCGTTAGCTGACGCGGCAGTAAGGATATTCTAGTGCGAATCATCAGTATTCGAGACCAAATCGTGGCAGCGTTAGAAGGAATCGAGAACACAACCGTCTACGAGGGGCACATCCCCGATAAGGTGGCAACGTTCCCGGGCACAGACCTCATAAAACCCTATCTGCTTGTTTGGTTGGGTGCACCCACAGGGCAAGACGAAACACAGGAACCAATCTCTGGTGACGTCGATACCGACAGTGACACGCTCACAATAACAATCATCGCTGTAGGTGCTGACACGAACACGGTAACCCACCTGGTACACCATGTTCGACAAAAACTAGCTAAAACGCTCGTGAATGGGCACCCAATCAAACCTGACTGGGCGCAACAGCAATCACAATACCCGCTCCTAGACGAGCAGACGACACCGCCCAGAACCTACGTCTCGTTGACGTGGACGCTCACCACACAATAACCAACGTGAGAATGAAGTAAAGAAGGCTCATTATGGAAAGTTTAACCGAGATGGTGTTCACCCCGACTGGACAGAAAGTCTGGGTGCCCTCCAACTATCCTGAGGTTTTCCCAGGAGCATACAAGCTGCCGCCGTCAGCAAGGGCAGCAGCAGAGAAACCAACCGAAACTATTTTCCCTACTAAGGAAGAAGGTAAATAATCATGGCTGAAACCCCAGGACGCACCTACGCGGGCGAAAAGCTCAAGGTATCGTTCGTGCCTGCCGGTGGTATCCGCGACATTTCCGCACCCACCGTAACCGAGCTAAACGCTGAAACCGTTCTTGACCTGTCCTGCGCAGCAATCAAGGCGCAGTCCAAAATTGGTTCGACCGATTCTGAAACGATTGACGGTCAGGCCGCTATCTGCGAGGACACCAACGCGAAAGCATGGGGGCAGGGCAACGCAGAAGTCACCTTGGCGCTATTCCGGTATTTCAAGGGCAACAAGGCTGACCCTGACCGTGACAAGATTTTCCAGGCGCTCAAGACCAAGGGTGTGGAAGGTTTCGTTGTTACCCGCCATGTCGATAAGCGCTTCGACGAAGCCTACGCTTCTGGCGACGAAGTTTCCGTGTACGCAGTGTCGTTCGACCAGCCGCACCCGGTCAATGAGGCAGAAGACCGAACCAAGGGTTATATTCGCACGATCCATAACGCCCAGGTGACGAACTTCGCCGAATTCAAGTCTGTAGCCTAAAAACCGAATTGTTGGCTGGTTTTTAGTGCTAACCACGGCGGCTGCTGCGTATGAGGGTGCGCTGTAGCCGCCGTCTCCTATAGATAGCCCCTCATTTTGTGTCTAGTTTTTGTGTGTGTTCCTAGACGCAAAATGAGGGGCACACCCTTTACCCTCACAAAAAGAACCCACAAGTGGACGCACACGAGAAAAGGCTTACATATTATGACTGCTGTAACACCCATCATTGAGACTAGCGAACAGCTCGACCCTAAGACCTTCAATCTGCAGGATTGGTTGGTAGGTGGCGATGCCCACCGAATTCACAAGGAAACCACCCTGGCATTGGATGCTGACGCTGCTGTCCGTATCAGCGAGCTAGAGGCTGAGCTAGACCGCGCTGAGGCGCGCCTCGATACCGCAAAGAGTGAACAGGCAGACCGCGGCGAAAACAGCATGGAAAGCATCGCAGACAGCAGCGACAAAGCAATCCTGGCCGAAGAAGAGAACATTAAGAAGATTTGGGGTCAGCTCGAAGAGCTGCAGGACACTACCCGCACAGCCCTTTTCCGCACTCGCACTCTGAGCGAGCATGAAAAGAAAGAAGTCATGAATGCGTGGAAGGAAGAGAGCGGCGCGGACGAGGTGGACACTGAGGCTCTTAGTTTCTGGGCGATGGTTTTCGCTAAGACTGCGACCTTAGAAGGGCAGCATCTTACCTCTGCACAGTGGATGCAGGTTGCCGAGACAATCGGGATGCAGTTCTCACGCACGATCGCTGTCTATACTGCTGCGTTGAATGTGGAGGCGTCGTTCGAGGTGTCGCCCCGATTTCGTAGCTAAATGTTTAGAAGAAGCTGAGCATGCGCCCGTGTTGATTGCGGTGAAGGCGGCGCTCCGTTGGGGGCAGCCGCCGGTAGGATTCGTTACTGGCACGGGCGCAACAGCCTGGACGGAGAGAGATAGTACGGTAGCTGTCGCCTACGAAATCTACCTATCCGAGCTATGCCCAGAATGTGGGCAGCCGAAAAGTGTGTGTCGCACTGGTGTGCTTGGTTTTGAGGCTAAGAAAGAAATTTGTGCGGCTCGTGCCGCTGTAGACGAGATTAGGCAGGACGAGAAATATAAGCCAGACCCTGGCGAGATTTTGCAGCCTGTCCCATATGATCCGAAAGACGACCCAGCCTACGCTGACATGGTGGCGTTTTTTGGGGATGACGAAGAATAACAGAATAGGGGTTGTGTGCCTGTGGCTAAGTCAAACGAGCAGCAAGTAAAGATAGTTCTCAAGGCTGACGCGAAAGCGTTCACCGCAGGCATGCAAGCCGCCTCAAAGGCTGCTAGAGAAGCCGCGAATGCTTCACAGTCGGCGATGAAGAGAGCCGCTGAGCAGAACGTTAAAGAGCAAAAAGCCGGTCTTAACAAGATGCGCGAAACTATGCGCGATACTGGGAAGGACGCAAAGAATGTTGCAGATCAGGTAAGTAAGATTGGGCGTGCAGGCACTGATGCTGGCCGCAATGCGAGAGCTGGCCTGCAAGGCATAGGAACTGGTGTTGCTAAAGATGCTAAAGCTGCGCAGTCGTCTATCGCGTCTATCGGTGATGGTGCGGCTGCGGCTGGGAAGAACATACAGTCAAGCCTGCACAATAGTGTGAGCGCCGCGACAAGCAATATTCGTAGCCAGGTGGCCGCGACCGGTGAAGCTGGGAAGATAGCAGGGGAAGGCATCGCATCTGGTGTCCGAGCTGGCGCTAACAAGGCCGCTGACGCTGTCGCTGGTATCGGTGCTGGTGCCGCACAAGCTGGGAAAGCGGCAGCTGAGGGCATCAAGTCTGGTTTGTCTGAGGCTGCTGCCGCGACATCGGCGCTCACCAGTGCCCAGAGGAAACAGCACACGGAGGCTGTGGCTGCTATGGCTGCTGCATCCCAGCAGGCGGCGCAGCGTGCAGCTACCGCTAACCTGAATACTATTCGCGGGTCTTCGGCTGCTGTAGCGGCTGCTACCGCTGCAGGTGCCGCGCAGGCTGCCTCAGCTCAGATACGTTCGCACGGTACGGTAGTTGAGGCTGTTGCGGCTGGTAACGCCGCTATGTCGCGTTCCACGCGCACACTGACAGCTACACAGGTTGCCGCGTACTCTGCGGCAGCATCAGCTAGTGTGGCTGGACTGAATCAGCGTTATAACGTGTTTACTGGCATGACTCGTGCCGAAACGGCAGCCTATAGGGCTTCTATTGCGGCGTCACGTGAGGCAGCTGGCTCTATCACAGGGATTATGCAGCGCGCCTCACAGTCAGCAGCAGTAGGGTGGCGTGACTACGCGTCTGCGGCGTCATCCTCATTCAAATCTGTTGCCAGCGGCGCAGCAGACGCATTCAAATCATCCCGGCTCGGATCATCCATCATCTACAGCGATTTGGTGACCGGTGCGCGTGCTGCAGCATCACAAACAGCTGACGCTATTAGGACACCTATAGCAGGCGCTTTCACGAGTGTTCGTGAACGCTCCACCAGCGCGGTATCGGGGCTTGCCTCAGATTTCAGGCAGGCTGGTACTGAGGCTAAAAACCTCGCCTCCAATATCCTGTCTAATAAAGACGCTCTGGATAAGATCGCGTCCGGTGCAGGAATCACGGGTGCTGCACTGCTTGCACCGTTCGCTCTGGCGGTGAAACAGTACGCAGATTTTGATGCTGCTATGGCTGGCGTCCAGGCTGCAACACATGAAACTGCAGGGAATATGGAGAAGCTGCGCACTGCCGCAATCAACGCAGGTGCCGACACCAAATATTCCGGTAAGGAAGCTGCACAGGGTATCGAAGAGTTGGCTAAGGCCGGTGTCGACACGACAGACATTCTCTCTGGTGGCCTCAACGGTGCACTATCGCTGGCAGCAGCAGGTAATATACAGGTTGGGGATGCTGCCGAGCTAGCAGCAACCGCAATGACACAGTTCAAGCTCAAAGGTGCTGACCTTGAGCATATCGCCGACCTCCTAGCTGCTGGTGCAGGTAAAGCTCAAGGCTCTGTGGGCGACCTCGGGTACGCTCTCAAACAGTCAGGCCTGGTGGCGTCTCAAACAGGCCTCACCATTGAAGAAACGACCGGTACATTAGCCGCGTTCGCATCTGCTGGTCTTATCGGCTCGGACGCGGGCACCTCGTTCAAAGTGATGCTGCAGAAACTGCAGAACCCGTCTAAACAAGCTGCGGGATTGATGAAGGAATACGGCATTTCGCTGTATGACTCGACAGGAAAGTTCAAAGGCATCACAGCTGTTGCCGCAGATTTGAAACGTGGTCTACAAGACCTCACACCGGCGCAGCGTGACGCAGCAATGGCAACCATTTTCGGTTCTGACGCTGTGCGCGCCGCATCCGTGCTCTACACTGCGGGCGGGGAAGGCATACAAGAGTGGATCGACAAGACTAACGATGCTGGGTATGCTGCTTCTACGGCTGCGATTCAGCAGAATAACCTTGCTGGCGATATTGAGAAGCTCGGCGGCGCTATCGACTCTGCCGTACTCAAGTCCTCTGGCGGTATCAACGAGGTTCTACGTGGAATAACACAGTTCGTTACCGGTATCGTCGATTTCATCGGCAAATTACCTGCCCCGTTCCTTGCTGTGAACCTTGCAGTCGTCGGCTTGACGGGTGTCGTCCTTCTGACTGTTGCAGCCGCGGCTAAAATGATTTCAGCGTACCAGACGGTGAAGGGTACGTTGGCTTCGTATTCGGCTGCTGCCCGTGGCGCTACAGCTGCTACAGAAGGGTTAGCGGCTTCATCGTCTACGGCTGCGGCTGGTGGTTCCAAGCTCGGCGGTTTTGTCTCTAGCTTCGCTAAAATCGCGGGGACAGCGGCACTAGCTGCCGAAGGAGTCACGCTCTTTATCAGTGCGTTCAACACCGATTTCAAGGCACCGTCCGTCGATAAGATGAACAGTGCGTTGAAAACGACCGGCGGCAACCTTGACGCTGTGAACCAGCAGTTTAAAGACATGGGCGGTAAAGCGACTTGGGCTTTCCTTGGTATGGAAGACCAGGTGCCAAAGGTAAATGGCTTGGGTGAGGCTCTCGTTAGGTTGAAATCTGATGCGGGCGACGCAATGGAAGGATTCAGTCAGTGGGTTTCTCACACAGCCGGGGCTAAAGTCGGTGCAGACGCGTTCAAAGAGGCCGTGAACAACCTGGACGATTCGTTATCCCAGCTATATGGGCAGAACCAGGATGATGCAGTAGCATTTTTCCAATCTATTGTCCGTGAAACGGACGCTGCCTCTGACGCACAGGGCAAAGCCCGCTACAGTGCAGAAGAATACATGAAAGCGTTCCCAAAGCTAAAAGAAGCTGTCGAAGGTTACGCTGCATCCATGAATGTTAGCCTCTCGGAGGATGAAAAATATCAAGCAATGCTTGGTAATTATCCACCAAAACTCGAAGAGGCGCGCCGTAAGCAAGAGGAGCTGAAACATGCTCTTGAAGTTCAGAAGAATGCTCTAGAAGAAGGCGCGGACGGCATGTCTGGGCTATCCGGTGAAGCTAAAGAAATGGCTAACTGGGTTGGTGCAGCAGGCTCAGCTGTTGAAGACCTAGACAAAAACCTAAAGGTTTTAGGCAGTGGTTTCGCGTCTTCCACTAAGCAAATGGCTGACTATTACAAGAGCATGGATGATCTGGCGGACGCAATAAAAAAGAATAACGCCGCCTACGATAGCACATCTAAAACTTTCGACCAGACTACTAAGGCTGGGCAGAAGTTAAACGCAGCGTTCGCTAGTATGGCGCAGGAAGGTGTTCAGGCTGCGGCAGCTGTTGGTAGGCAGGGAGGCAGCTACGAGGATGTGAAGAATCATATTCACGGTGTGATTGACACGCTCCGTCAGTCTGCTATTCAGATGGGTCTCACCAGCGACCAGGCAGACGAGCTTGTGAGGTCTATATATGGTATCCCGAAGAACATTTCGATTGAGACGTGGGCTGATACTACAGCATCTCGTGTTATTACGTCGCTGACTCAGGACGCAGAGCGTGTCCCGGGTGAGATTACGATTGGTACACAGGTGTTTGGTGTGGATCATGCTACCGGCCAGTTGAAATATTTGCGTGAGGTCGGGGACGCTGCCGACAAGGATATTGATATAAACGCGAAAGCTCATACTGGGCAGGCTAATAACGCCCTGTTCGACATGATCAATAATACCTTCAAGGTTCCTCGGCGTACTGATACGACCGCTGTAGCAAGGACTGGGCAGGCTAACGCTAACGTGAATGCTTACCGGTCGAATCTGGCTCAGATTCCGCGCACAAAAACAACGCAGCTGCGTGTTGTGAGTGACACATTTGATGCTCCTGCTGGTAGAAGTTCGTTTAAGTGGCGTGCGCCTCGTGCACGTGGCGGCATGGTGCCAGGTTACGCGACTGGTGGTGTCATCCCAGGGCGCGCACCGCTATCGCCTTGGGTTGATAACATCCCAGCTGTCACTAACCAGGGGATGCAGCTCATGGTTCGTTCAGGAGAATTTATCGTGAACGAGCAGGCGACCAGGCGCAACCGGTCGCTGCTAGAACAAATCAACGCAGGATACACGGTGCGCGGGTACGCAACGGGCGGGTACGTTCAAGGTGTACGCTCCTACACTGCACCTGATGCGCCTGTAAACGTTGGTGAACAAGTCGCAGAGGCTATCCGTTCCTGGCAGCCCGTCGTCAGGATAGGCACGAGGGATTTCTACGGTCTTATGCGTGAATCAACTATCCGAAACAACAGATAGAAAACATGGAGGTCACACACAATGGCTAAATACAATATGTGGATCGGAACACGAGGAATGATGATGCCAGTCAAAGGCGGCACCTCAGAATCCGCGCAAACCGAAATGAGTAACCGTGTCATCGTGACCTCTAAAACTGGGGCGCGGGGGGGCGACTGGGGTGGGGCGCCGCCCCCCCCCCCACCGCAAAGA